GCGACCGACACGAAGTACGTCTCGAAGATCTGCAGCATCATCGAGCGGTGGAACCTGACTTCGCTGGACACTGCAGGGCCTGTCGTGCCTTCGGATCCGGAGCCTGCTCCGCAGGAGCAGATCTGGTACCGGGTGAGAAAGACCTGGGCGGACGCAGCCTCCCAGAAGGGGGCCTTCCACGTGCTGGAGAACGCGAAGGAGTGCGCGGACAAGAATCCGGGCTTCTGCGTGTTCGATGAGAGCGGCAAGTGCATCTACGAGAGCAAAGCTGCAGACGTGCCGTTCCTGGCCAGAGTCGACATCGATGATCTGAACATCCGGACGGGTCCCGGAACCAACTACGAGCGGACGCAGTACATTCCGAAGGGGACGTACACCATCGTGGAAGTGAAGGACGGCAAGGGCAGCACTGCCGGATGGGGGCGGCTGAAATCCGGCGCAGGCTGGATCTCGCTTGACTTCGCGGTCAAGCTGAAGTGATCAAGGCCGCGCTGATCCTGATCGGGCTGCTGGCCATCGCAGCCGTCATCATTCTATGGTTTGTCAGCCTGATCAACTGGGATGGAATCATCCCGGAGCATCCGTACTGGGATCCCGAGTACGATGAAGACGAAGAAAGGCCGGAGGAGTAATCCTCCGGCCTCTCTTTTTTTGTTTTCACAGAAGGGCAAAGCACTCGCAAACCTGCTCCGGCGTCATGGAGAACATCTCCGCCATCGTCCGGATCTGCCGGACCGTGAAGTACTGGGTTCCTTTGAAAACCTGCGAGACGCTCTGGCGGCTGACCCCCAGGGCCTCCGCTAGTTTCGCCTTCGAGCAGTGATGCTCCTTCATGATGTCCAGCAGCATCGCCAGGCCAAGCTCCACTTTGAATTCCGGGAAGGAAAGGTGGCCCTGCGCCTTCATCGCTTCGGATGCCGCCTGCAGCTCCGCGTCCGTCCAGTCCCTGCTCATGCCGTCACCTCCTGCTGCGCCAGCATGTTCCTCTCGAAGGAGGCCAGCTTCTCTTTTGCGTAGGGAACACAGCCGCATTCCATGATGTCCTGGAAAAGGCGGTCCTTCTCGTATCCCAGGAAAGGCTTTCTTCCCGTATCCGGGTCCGTCCAGTTCTGCCAGAGAGGAAGAAGCTGGTCCAGCTTCTTCTCGATCTCGTCATCGATTGCAAAGGTCACTGTAATGTCTCTCATGTCGTTCTCCTTTCAGTTCCATGGCAGGCCTTCGTCTGCGAAAGCCTGCAGGCCTCGGTCATCCATCAGGTAAGCCATGTAGCTGTCGTAGTGGGAAAGTCGCGCCAGCTCCTCGCCCAGGTTCCAGATCTGCTCCTCCAGCTCATCGTAAAAGCCTGCCGGAGCGAAGCCGCAGCCGAGTTCCTCGTCAACCCGGATGAAGTTCTCGATCTCCTCCATCTTCCTCATGATCTCCCGTTTCTGTCTCGTCATGGCGTCCTCCTTTTTAGTGCTGCATCGCCCAGGCGATTGCGTGGCCGTTATCCTCGAAAAGCTCCTCGCTGACTGCTGCCAGCCTGATCTGGCCTTCGCAGGTGTGGTCGCTTGTGGTGAATTCGTAAACCGCTCCGAAGTAGCTGTTTGCGTTCCTGCCGCTGAAGTAGTATCCCGCAAGGAGAACCTTGCTTCCGAAGTTCAGCGTGCAGCTCCAGCTGCAGGCGAGGTCTTCCGGTGTCGTGGTTTCCGGCAATCTGTAGGTTTTCGCTTTCGTCATGGTCGTTCGCTCCTTTTCTTTTGGTACGTCCATATATCACTCTAAACGGCCTAAAAGTAAAGTTGTTCTTGACTTAATAATCAACAGTATTCCGGCGCAAAAACTGTTCACTATTTCATCATGCGTCCCGAACGGATGCATGATGAAAAAGGGAAGATTTAGAGTTTAAGAAAAAGGGTCTCGCCGTCCCAGGTGCACTCCTTCACAACTTCCCGGACTACTGCGTTCCGATCTTTCGCGGAAAGGGTGTCGAAGGCGCGGACGAGGTTCCCGATTTCCTTCGTTTTCTCTTCCAGGCTCTGGCTGCGGACGTCCGCTCTGCGCTTCTCCGTCTTCGCAAGTTCAAGTTCCCTCTTCAGAGCGGCCAGATTCAAGTCCTGCCGTTCGATCTCGGCGAGGACGTACTTCCGGGCAGGGGAATCTTCCGCATCTGCCAGGGAAGCCGCCAGGCGGTCAATTTTCGCGGCCTGCGCGGAGATCTTCTTGGTAAGGACAGCAATGTCCTGGCCGGGATCCTGCGGCATATCCACGGCGGCGTACTTCTTGACAGTCTCCGGATCCGCCTCGATCCTCCGAAAGATCGACACCACCTCATCGTCAAGCAGGTCGCACTTGATCATCGACATGTCGCAGGCCGATGGACCCTGCCGCATCCGCTTCAAACAGTAATAGTGACTCGTCACACCGACCTTCTTCTTCTTTCGGGAAACCTGCATCAGGCCTCCGCATTTCGCACAGCGCAGGGCGCCCTTAAGGAGAGGAAGGTCGTATTTTTGTTTCTTCTCGAATGTGTTCTGCCGGAACTGCTCCTGGGCGGCGAGCCACTTCTCCTCTGAAAGGAAAGGCTCATGCGCTCCCACGCACACAACCCACTCGCTCTTCGGCTGGAGCTGGTGGCGATTGTTCTTCTGGGTGCTGCGTCCGTAGATCATGACGCCATGAGACCCGTCCCACTCTTCCTCGGATCCTTCCACATTGCAGCCCTGGCTGATCCAGAAGTCCCGGACCTGCCTTGTGGCCGGAGCACAGAAAGGCATCGTCAGGATTTTGTGGAGCTGCGTGGTTGAGAAGAAGGCTCCCGTCAAGGTCCGGATGCCCTGCCGTTTGAATGCCGTCTCCATGCCCTGCAGGGAATATCCGTTTTCGAGGAACGTGTCGAAGATCGACTCCACGTACCTCGCAGCATCCGGATCCGGTTCGATGGTGACGTGCTTCTTCCCGTCTACCAGGATCCTTTTTCGGACGTACCCATACGGAGGATTTCCTCCGGTCCAGTATCCCTTCTTCGCAAGGCCGATCATGTTGTCGGTAACCCTGGCCGCGATGGTCTCGCGCTCCATCTGGGCGAAGACCATGGTGACATACATCATGGCCTTCCCGATGGGCGTGGCCGTGTCGATGTTCTCCTTGATCGAGATGAACATGACGCGCTTTTCTTCCAGCAGGGCGTAGATGTTCGAGAAGTCCCTCACGTCCCTGCTGATCCGGTCGAGCTGGTACACGATCAGGGCGTCCACCAGACCGTCCTTCACATCCCGGAGCAGCCGCTCCAGGCCAGGGCGGTCCGTGTTCGCACCCGTGAAACCTTCGTCCTGGTACACCTCGAAGCTCTCGATCTGGCCGGAGAACTTCAGATCGGCATACTCCCGGCACATCCGCTCCTGGTTATCCACGGAGTCAGACTTATCTGAATAAACGGACTTTCGTCCGTATGTAGCAAATCTCATTCAAACCATCCTCCACGAAAACAGGCGCACCAGGATCCCTCCCGGTGCGCCACTTTCTTATTTCTTCCAGGTGTGGCCGCAGTCCTGGCAGATGCACATGGTCTGGTTTTTGAACTTCGTCTTCTCTTCGCCTTTCGCTTTCTTCCAGATCAGGTTCGAGGCTCCGAGCGTGGCAACGGCGGCAGATGCCCTGGCCATGTTGTTCAGATGGCCTCCGAGGCCGACTCCGGTCTTCTTCGTCTTCCCACCAGTCTGTACAAGTTCAACGGTAACATTCTCGCTCTTGCATTTCGGGCACTTCATAGCGCGATTCCTCCTTGTGTTTTTTATTTATGGGAAAGCAGGGAAGCCGGATCACCCGGCCTCACCTGCGTTTCTTTTTGTGCCTGCGGTGGTATTCGATGCAGTAGATTCCGTGGGCGGCGCAATACCTAAGGCTTCCCGATAAGCGGCTTCTGCCGCTTCCGTGGTCATTTCCTCTTCGGCCTCCCTGGCTGCCAGCGCATCCGCCACATCTTTGATGTAAGCAGTGACCGCATCGCGCTGCGCCTTGTCCAGCTTCAGAAAACGTTCGACCAGGATCCGATCTGTTTCGGAAAGGCCGTACTCTTCGGCGAGTGAATCGAGGGTGTCGTTCTGGGGCCGGAACATTTCTCCAATGCCGGAGCGCAGCCATTCCGGGGAAACATTGTAGGTCTTTACGATCAGGTTGAAGGTCAGCTCTTTCATTTCCACGCGACCGCGTTCCAGGTTATTGATCACGTCTCCGCTGACTCCGATTTTTTCTCCGAAAGATACCCTCGAAAGATTCAAGTATTCACGAAGCTCTCTGAGTCTGTCTTTCATTTTCTCACCTCCTTCTCCCTTATAATGCCAAAAACAAAACTGGTTGTCAACCAAAAATAAAAGGCAAAAGTGGTTGACAACCGTTTTTGCTTATGCTAATTTGGTTGTGAACCAGATGTTCAACCAAAAAACCAGAAAGGAGAGATCGGCATGGAAGATCTGAAAGAGAAGAACCGCGAAGAGTACACCGAGGACCAGATCAGGGACGCGAGACAGTTCCTCGACCAGCTGAAGAAGCTCCCGAAGGGCGAGCTGCCCATCGGTCGGCTCCTTACCATCGGCTTCATGAACGGCCTGGATGCCGCGAAGCTAGCAACCAGAAAGTAATCAAAACTGAATACGCACCAGGAGGAAGCATGACACCTCCCTAAAAACTGTCAGGTCTGGCGGAGCCGATGCCATAAAGTCCGCTCGGCGGCAAGTGTCCCAGTCCACGAGCTGTCGACATTCGGGTGGAGAGCGCAAACCGAAGTAAAACAAGCTCGGCTCGGAGGCGATAAAGCGTGAGGTGAGAGAACACCGGAAAAGCCTGGACTCACGGAGGCGAAACTTCTGGTGGCGGTCCGCAGGGATCGCGCTCGACTGGGCAGAGCAAAGACGGCTACCCCAAAGGATACTCAGGGGGCAAGAGATTGCCTGAGAGAGCTTCTGGCACCTGCCGGAAAAGCTCTCTCAAAAAAACTTCCGGACCCAAGAAGCCTAGAGGGCAAGTAAAGGCTGACAGCCAAAGGTTATCCACTGAGTTATCCACTAAGAAATCAACAGGAAGGGAGGTGGACGGGATGAAGCAGGTGAAGAAGCTGACCAGGGATCAGAAGATCCAGCTGGTGAATGAAGGGAAGGATCCGAAGCAGTACGCATGGAGCGCACAGCTGCAGGCCTTCGTTCGGAAGGATGGGAAGCAGGAAGACGCGGTGGACCGCAGGGAAGGATGCAGAAAGTGAAAGTGAGGTTAGAGCTGAGTGATGGTTACCAGAGACGCTTTACAGAGGCCGTCTGCAGAAGGATGGCAACCTCCCAGAAACAGGGAAGAAAGACGCAGGACAAGGATCGAACAGGAGCGGCAGTTCCGCAAACGCGCCAGGGAGCTTGAACGCAGGAAGAAGCGGAAGGAGGCCATAAAGGAAACGGTCGCAACGGTCGTGATGGGGCTGGCCTTCGGGGCATTCCTCGCATGGATGCTCTTCTTCGCGCCGGATCCGGAGGCGGAGTACAAGCACCAGCAGGCCGTGGAGTGGCAGCAGGAGCACCAGGAGATGATCCCGGCGATAGGATCCGACCACCTGATCCCGGCTGATCAGTACGATCAGTACCTCGCAGAACGGGAAGCCTACCTGCAGGAGGAACGGTACTGGGCGCAGCAGGAGTATCAGGCCGCGCTGGATTACCAGAAGCAGATCGAGGAGGCCGGGGACTGATGAGAATGAAGATGGACGGCGGCTGGATCTACATCATCGAGGCAGACCAGACGCAGAACGCCAGAATTAAGTCCTGGGGCCTGATGAAATGGAGCAGGAAGAATGCCATGTGGTCAGCGGCGGTCAGCGGAGAGCTGCTCAACAGGCTCTCCGCTCTCGTTCCGCTCCCGGTTCCCATCGAGGCGGAACGCAGGCGGCTGATCGCAGTGCAGCAGGCCGTGGACTATGAACGGATCCTGCCTGCAGACAAGCTGAAGCCGCTGGTGAAGTACCCGGTCACCAAGGACCTGTATGCGCACCAAACGAGAGCCGCGAACATGGCCCTGCTGGTTTTCGGACTGGCTGAGCCAGAGGAGGTGTATGAATGACAACCGACAGCGCAAGAGAAGTGATCGAGGAAGCTCTGAAAAAACCGGAGATCCAGAACGACCGGATGCTGTTCGCGGCCCTTCAGATGTCCATACAGGCCCTGGCCTCCTGGGATAAGCACCAGGACATCGAATACGACTATGCCGGGCAGGCGAAGATGCTGAAAGAGATGATCATCTTCCACAGGCAAGATGAGAAGCCGATCAAGCAGGACGGCGTCTGGCTCTGCCCTGCCTGCCACAGGCGGATCAGCGAGTGGCACAGCTACTGCCACTGCTGCGGAAAGAAGGTCGGCTGGGACACGGTTCTGAAGAGGAAGCCGAGAGACTGGTACAAACAGGGAAAGGGGAAAAAGAAATGATGATGGAGATGACTCACAACATCGACACGATCATCGTCAACCCTTCAGAGGAAGAACGGGTCCGGGCGGCGTTCCTGGCGAATGGCCTCGGGAAGTTCGCGGACATGATCGTTCCGTGCATCTATGTGGCGAAGGGACAGATCCTCGCCTACGACAGGGAGCGGCTGACGCACCTGGGATTCAAGATCGGAGGCGAAGAAGGATGATGTTCGGCATGGGACTGGTTCCGTTTGAAACAAGGGTGCCGCAGTCCTGCTCCGCATGTCCTCACCTGGAGGTAAATCCGCACAGCGATGAAGCGTACTGCATGAGGGAAGACGGGAGGCCGATTTACCTTCGGAGAGGCCAGCGCAGGCCGAAGTGGTGTCCGATGAGACTGATTCCGAAGGAGGCAAGCAATGGTTTATAAAATGGCGGACCTGGAATGGAAGTCCTCCAGGATGTATAGACAGGAACCGACCGGAGACTTCACGACCAACAGAAACGGCAGGAGGGTCCCGGTCACGAAGGGCACGGAGTACGTCACGACTGCAGGCGCAGGCACACTGTCCATCGCGGAGTGGTGCAAGCTGATGGAGGAGGCAGTGCAGGCCGAAGGAAAGCAGGAACTGCTTGATCGGATCAAGGCCCACTGCAAGGAGCACTGCGCATGGCTGAAGAACGACAAGGCCGTCAGCGAGTACGCGCTGGAGTGTCTGAGTAGCAAAGCATACGAGGTGTGGCAGAGGAATGGGAAATTTGATTAAGAAAATCCAGCGGCAGCACCTCCACCGATGGACCCACTGCGGAAGGCACATGCTTTTCAAGCAGGATCTGCACGGCGAGTGGTTCGCCTTTTGCGATGTCTGCGGAAAGGTCAAGTTTCCCAGATGACAGAGCAGGAAAGAAAGGTGCTGGAGCGCGATGCCGGAAGGACGTATCCAAGTATCGCCTTCAAGCTCGGAAAGATCGTAGCCATAGACGAGATCCTCTCGACCATGGATGACGCGGTACAGAACAACCAGAGCATCAGCGGAGAGGCTCTGTCGATTGCAATGTTTCTCATTTACAGGGATGTTCAATCTCGACTCAGTAAGGAGGTGTCCGATGCATACCAGTAATTCGATGGACTTTAAAGAAGGCGAGCTGATCGTCTACCAGAACGGAGACCGCTTCGAGATCGGCAAGATCAAGCGGATCACCGAGGACGGAGCATTCGTCTGGTATCACGAAGGAGAGACGGCGGCAAAGACTCCGTTCGACTGCATGCACAAGCTGGTGAACGGATATGTCATTGAGCAAGAGTCGCTCGGCGGCGAGGAAGGAAGACGATATGACTCTTGAAGATTTCAAAGAAGTTTATGAGGACGCGACACCGGAAAAGCTCCTGCGGCTCCTAGTTGATGCGCTCGATCACAAGGCAAACGAGCGAGTGGAGTACATGAGGACAGAAAACCCGGAAGTAAAAGAGTGGTGCGCTGGAGAGGTCAAGGCAATGGATGAACGGGCCGAGTGGATCTGGGGCAAACTGATGGACTTCATCAAGGGTCCGTATGGACGGGAGCCGAAGAAGCCGCAGCTGTTCACGGGGCTGTGGGCAGCAAAGCATCCAGGAGGCCTGGTTTACAAGCGCGACATTGCGCATGCTCTTGGAAACTCGGATCAGTATCCGTTTTCACTCTGGGAGAAGGACTACATGCACCTGGCCGCGCAGGAAGCACAGACCGAGACGCTGCAGGCCGTGATCGCAGCCATTGAACGCTGCCCTGTTTACGAGGACCAGCAGGATCCGGATTCCGTCAGCCGCTTCTCTCTTCTTACTTACCTGATGGGTAAGAAGGAGCGATACGGCGAGGAATACCGGACGGAGGACATGCTCCTGGATATTCAGCAGTTCGGGATAACGAGAAAGAGAATGGAGGAAACATGATACCGGACATTTTTTCAGATGAGATCTATGGGAACCAGTTCACAGATTTCACCGAGTGGCCGAGCGACAAGCCGATGGACAGCCAGGTGGCTGCGGAGCACTTCCTGTGCATGTGCTTCACGGACTCCGTCCTCCGGATCCGGGACAACGGCAACCTGACGCAGGAGGATGCGGACGCCATCATTCGGACGGCGAGGCGAGGCTCCCTGGTCGCGGCTGCGGCTACCGTGAATTCTAAACTTCATCAGAAGAAAGGAGACGATGCTGATGGATCTGGGAGCACTTAAGGATTTATTCGCGGAGGGACTGTTCGAGCACTTCCCTCCGAATGCAAGGTATGACAACCTGGTCTTTTTTGATGTGGAGACCACGGGCTTCGATGCCGACAAGGCCGACCGCATCATCGAACTGGCCGCGATCCAGGTCGACAAGGACGGGAACTGCCGCCAGGAAGATCTGCTGGTGCAGCTGCCGGAGGGCCGCTCGGTGCCGGACAAGATCGTGAACCTGACGGGCATCACGGATCTAATGCTCCTGACCGGAGTGACGGACGAGGAAGCCGCCAGGGTGTTCGACAGCATGCTGAAACCCAGCTGGGCATCGCACACACTCCTGATCGCGCACAACGCTCAGTTCGATCTGAACTTCACGGCCTTCATGTTCATGCGGCACATGAAAGAGCATCCGGAGTGGCTGAACCACTTCATGGAATGCGACTACCTGGACACGCTGACCGTGTACAAGGACCGCAGGGCCTACCCTCACAAGCTGGAGAGCGCGATCATCTCCTACAACCTGCAGGACCGCGTCCAGAACACGCACCGGGCAATCGATGACGTGATGGCACTGTTCGAGGTGGCCAAGGCCATGGAGGCCGAGAGGGCCGACCTGCTCACCTACGTCAACATCTTCGGATTCAATCCGAAGTATGGAGCCTCAGGGAAACAGCTGAAGAAGGTAACCTACCACTCTCAGCGTTTCAGAGATTATATGTGCTCGGAGCAGTTCACGCTCCCGGCAATCATTCATCAGGAAGGAGGAAAGACGGATGCCTGAGTGGTTGATCGGTGCGCTGGTGGCGTTTCTGGGAATCGTGATCGGCTGGGCCTTGTCAGAGGTCAGCAGATCCATGGAAGAGAAAAGATGGAGATAACTGATGATGACACGGGAAGAAGCAATGGAATACAGACAGAACTGTCCCTACGATGCCATGGGTGACTTCTCCGTGTTCGAGGACGGCACCAAGGAGCCGTCAAGGAAAGAAGGTGATGAAAATGGACAGTCCACAGACAGCACATAAAGGCTTCGGTCTTTTGTTCGAGATGGGCTGCGGTTAGGCAAAACCCTGACGGCCATCGCCATCATGGGTGCGCTCTGGGAGAAGAAAGTGGTCGAGAGGGTCCTCGTGATCGCTCCCACATCGGTGGTGGCGGTCTGGCCGAAGGAGCTGGATGAGTATGCAGCGTTCCCGGTCACATGCCGGACGCTCCTGGGAGATAAGCGGCAGCGGCTGAAGGCCCTGGGCGATCTGGAGCGGTACCGCTTCAAGAAGTGCCGGGTGGCCGTGATCAATTACGAGTCCACATGGCGCGAGGGGATCTTCGATGCGCTGGAGCAGTACGATGCCGACATGATCATCTGCGATGAGAGCCAGCGGATCAAGACCCACAACGCACAGCAGTCCGAGGCGATGCATGCCCTGGGAGACAAGGCGAGGTACAAGCTGATCCTCTCCGGCACTCCAGTTCAGAATCAGTTCGTGGACATCTGGAGCCAGTACCGCTTTCTCGACCGGACCGTGTTCGGCGATAAGTACTACGCCTTCGTGGGCCGCTACGCCATCAAGGGCGGCTACGGGAACAAGCAGATCCTCGGGATCCGGCACGAGCTGCAGGATGAGCTGATCCAGAAGGAGCACAGCATCGCATTCCGGGTGACCAAGGCAGAGGCCATCGACCTGCCGGAGCAGACCTTCGAGACGAGATCCATCGAGATGACTCCGAAGGAGCGAGACCTGTACGATCAGGTCCGGCGCAGCTCTTACGCGGAGCTGCTGGACGGCGGATCCATCACGGCCACCACGGTGCTGACGAAGCTCCTGCGGATGCGGCAGATCACAGGCGGCTTCCTGGTGAGGGACGGCGGAGATCCGGACAGGCCGGAGCAGGTCTCAACCTCGAAGCTGGATGCACTGAAGGACATCATCGAGGACTACGTGATCGATGGCGGCAAGAAGCTGGTGGTGTTCGCGTCCTTCATTCCGGAGGTCAAGGCGATCATCGATCTGGCGAAAAAGGTGCTGCCGAGATCCAAGAAGGCCGTGGCCATCTACGGAGCCATCAAGAAGGAGGATCGCGGAGGCATCGTGAAGCAGTTCCAGGAGGATCCGAACACGGTGCTCTTCATCGGGCAGATCGACACTGCCGGAACGGGCATCACGCTGACGGCGGCAGACACCTGCGTTTATTACTCGAAAACTTATAATTATGCAACCTATGAGCAGAGCCTCTCCCGGATCCACAGGATCGGGCAGCGGAACACCTGCACATACATCGACCTGGTGGTCGAGAAGACGGTGGACGAGATGATCACCAAGGCTCTGCGGAAGAAAGAGGACATGGCGAAAACCATCGTTGATAACTGGAAGGACTATTTCAAGTAAAGGAGAAATCATGGACAGAGAGAAACAGGTAGAAGAACAGATCAAGGAACTACAGGAGCAGCTTTCGAGAGAGACGCAGCGGAAAGTCGCTGGCGAAAATGCGCAGGCTGTCGCGGAAAATCTCAGAATGAGCTATGACGCTTTTATCGAGGTCGGGTTCACCGAGGATCAGGCCTACGAGATGGTATTGGAAATCATCAGATCAAACAAATGCAGATAAGGAGGAGTTCCCATGGCAGAACTGACAAACAGGGTCGAGGCGGATCTGGTTCTCGACAGGAAGATGGATGCCGGGCGATACGGCGGCGGAGATCTTCACAACTATGTGGCCTCGCAGGAGCTGACCGTCACGATCACTCTTTCGGAATACCGCGAGCTGGTTTCCGGCATCGCCACGAAGGACAAAGACATCAGCATCGCCAACGATGACAAGTACAAGCGCGAGCAGGAAATCAGAGAGGTCAAGGCTGCGAACGATACACTGAAAGCTGAGAACTACGATCTGAAGGTGATCATTGACGACCTGAGAAAACAGATTGAGGAGCTGGAAAAGAAGCTGAAGACCAATGATGCGGCAAACACGCAGCAGGCCGACACGATCAGCGATCTCAGGAAGAAGCTGAAGGAAGCGCAGGATACCATCCTCTACCTTCAGAGGAACATCGATGACATCACGAGAGCCGAGAAGGAGGATCTGAATGAGCAATGTACTGAATGACCTGGCCGCGGAGTTCGAGCGGCTCCGGGCGAGGAAGGAAGAGCTGGAAGAACAGACTAAGGCAAACAACCAGGCCCTGCGCGAGGTCCAGGAGAAGATCATCGATGAGATGATCGATCAGGACATGCCGAGTGTGACGATCTTCACGGAAGGCTACGGGGCTTTCACATACACTCCGCAGGTCAAGACCAAGTATTCCCTGGTCGGCGAGGAGAAGGCCACGGCGGCAGGCTTCGACCGCTTCGATGTGCTCCGCGAGAACGGCTTCGACTTCCTGATCCGGGAGACTGTGAACGCGCAGTCCTTCAACTCCGCGATCACCGAGTACCTGGGCAAGACTCCGGAGGACGAGGTCCCGGAAGACCTGCAGGCGATCATCTCCTCTTATGACGAGTCGAAGGTCGGCAGGGTGAAGGCGAGCAAGAAGGCGCTGGAAAAACTGAAAACCATGAAGGAGGGATAAAGCATGAAGTACGAACAGACAGAGCTGGATCTGCGGCTCGACTGGGAGAGGGACATGGATGAGAACATCGAGGTGCTGGTCTCGTTCGCATACCGGGTCCTGATGAATGCCCAGGAAGGAAACGTAGTAAAGAACAGACACGAAGGCTACGGCCTGCTGGCAGAGCAGTACGTGAACGTCAATGCCGCGCTGAAGGGTCTGAAGGATGACATGGCCGCATACCTTAAGATCCTCCCGGTCGATGACTTCAAGGCCGTGGACGCAGTGGCCAGCATTGACGGCTCTCTCCACAAGCTGATCGTGGCAGCGGTCCGCATGGCAGCGCAGGCCAAGAGGATCAGCGATGAACTGTATCAGATGACGGCATCCATCAAGACTCCGATGGAGGAGTATCTGGAAGCGCAGGAAGGTGACGGCTTCGAGGAAGTCGGACAGCAGGAAGAAAGCGAGGAATAAACCATGGCAAAGAATGAAGTGGCAGTCCAGGGAACGTTCGATCTGGTGTCGATGTACTCCGGCATGGATGAAGAGACCAGGGCGGAGCTTGAGGACGAGATGGCCGATCTGGGAGACGGCGGCATCGAGTACCGGGCAATCAAGATGCCTTCCGGGAAGGTGAAGTCCTTCACGGTCGAGGGCGATGATCCGGACGATCCGGATCAGGAGAAGGAGCTGATCGGCGTGATGGTCTTCACGCACAATATGAACGCCAGATGGGTCGGTGACTTCGGAGGCGAGAGCCGGGTCCCGGTCTGCTCTTCCTGGGACGCGAAGACGGGCCTCGACACGGAGACCGGAGCGGTCACCGAGTGCGACCGCTGCCCTTACAACCAGTTCAAGGATGACGGATCCGGTATCGTCCGCAAGGAATGCAAGAACATGAGACGCATCTACCTGATGCTCTCCGGGAAGCCGAACCTGTACATGCTGGTCGTTCCTCCCACCTCCCTCCGGGACGTGAGGACGCAGCTCAAGCGCATCATGTCGAACGGCGTGGCCTACACCAGGTCAATCCTCTCCTTCACGCTGACCGGAGCCGTCAGTAAGGGCGGCCAGGATTATGCGAAGATCTCCATCAAGAAGGTCGGCGATCTGACTCCGGAGCAGGCCCAGATGGCCAAGAAGATGCGGGAAGAGATCAAGGCATCCTATAAGAGCGTCACGATCACGGCGGACGATTACTACACAGCAGACGAGAACACGCAGGCCCAGGCTGCAGCTGCGGCTGCTCCGGCAACAGGGCCGGACGGCTTCATGAACATCCCGGAAGGAGATCAGCAGGAGCTGCCGTTCAACTAAGGAGGAGAACATGGCAAGAAAAACATTTCCAGAGGAGGGCGTGAGATGCCGTGCAGATCTGAGAATAGAGGTCGGAGATACGGCGGACTCCCAGATCATCAAAACGATCACCGGGATGGATCCATGGGACGTGGACTACGGCGTCAATATGCTGCAGGCCCCTTACTCTTCAGACGCCTTCGGGAAGACGCTTCTCTTCGAAACATTCACGAGGCTCAGTCAGGATGATGCCTGGGTATACATGGGCCTCTGCGAAAAAGGCTCGGTCATAAACCGCAGCCCTGCGAAGGCGGTGAAAGTGTTCATCTGTTCTCCTTTTGCGATAGATCCGGAGTGGAGCGTCCGCTTTACGAGGGCGGCATGCTACGAGGCATTCACGAACGGGTGTATACCCATCGCTCCGCACCTCTACTTCACGCAGTTCCTGCGCGATGACGAAGGAGGCTACGAGAGGGAGTACGGCATCGCGGCAGGACATGAGCTGATGAAGAGCTGCGATGAGATCCACGTGTTTGTGGTGAACGGTTACATGTCCGCAGGGATGCGCTCGGACATCGAGTA